AGAGACAAGTGTTCCGTGGTGGCTGCGGTAGACCAAAAACTGTTTGGGTAACTATCCAATGACAAGAACACACGCACTGAAGAAATTGCTTGAGCATGGCGGCTTGACCCGCCGTGAGATTGTTGAGATTACTGGTTGGAAAGAAAAGCAGGTCCACTTCACGCTGGCTTACTTGGCGCAAATCAACGCAATCAAAAAACAAGAGAAATTGTGGATATTAGGGTAATCACGAATGGCTTACAGCAGGAAAACCATATCCAATGAGGGTGACAGATACATGATTGAGCTTGGTGAAGCGCGAGTCTTGTTCAGGACTTACGAATCAACAGGCCAAAGGGTGTTAACGCCTGTTCGCATGGAGTGGATCGAAAAGACCTACGGAACGGGCGCTGTTGTGAGGATTCGTGAGTATATGAAGAAATTACAAAGTGGTGAACTTGAATGACATTCCAATTAATCTTCAGCGTGGAGGGCGACCCTGTTGGAAAACAACGCCCAAGGTTTACAAAGACTGGCCGCACCTACACGCCAAAAAAGACTTCTGACTACGAAGCGTTGATTGCCAGCCAAGCATTGTCTGCAATGTGTCCATCAATCCCGCTAGAAACGCCTGTAGCGGTCTATATCTACATCAACCATGCAATCCCTGCCAGTTACTCAAAAAAGCGCAAGGAAGCCTGTTTAAATCGTTTGGAGCGTCCCAAGAAGCCTGATCTTGATAACGTGGCAAAAGCGTACCTTGATGCAATGAACGGGATTGTCTACAAGGATGACGTTCAGGTTGTCAGCCTTCATGTGACAAAGCGGTACGACACGATTGCCAGCGTCCATGTTTGTGTGAGGGAGGAGCTGGAATGAAAGTCACGCTCTACAACGCGCAACAGGCGCACACTGTCCTGAAAGACGTTTGGCAAAAAGCCAAGCCTTTCTTGCTGGCTGGTAACAAGCTGGTTCTGACAATCGAAGAGCAAAAGCGAAGCACCGAACAAAACGCCCTGCTGTGGTCTGTGCTGACCGATCTGTCAAAGCAATTGCTGTGGCATGGCGAGAAGCTAACCAAAGAAGAATACAAGGATTTGCTGACTGCTGGCCTGAAAAAGCAACGGGCAATCCCCGGCATGGATGGTGGCTTTGTTGTTCTTGGAACTTCAACCAGCAAGATGACCAAGGCAGAGATGGCAGAGTTGATAACGCTGGCCCATGCATTTGGTGATATGCGTGATGTTGAGTGGTCGCCCACAAGCATTGGCGAGTTCCATGACGAAGGATGAAAAAGCCCACAAGCAAGCCGTGGCCGAACTTGGTTGCGCTTTGTGTCATCACTTGCATGGCGACCATGATCCTGCCCCTGTAGAACTTCACCATTTGAGAGAAGGCGGTTGGGGTAAAGGCGGCTACATGACCTTGATACCGCTGTGCGCTGAACACCACCGTGGCAACACTGGATTTCACGGTCTTGGAAGCAAAGGGTTTGTCAAGCACTACGGCATCACGCAAAAAGAATTGCTTGATTGGACGCTTATGAGGGTTTCTCCTAATACACAAGGCTAATCTGCAAGAGCAAAATAAAGGCTCATTAACCAAGGAATCAATATGACTGAATTTGAATACAACACAACTTTGAACGGCGGCATCATCACTGTTGTCATGAAGATTGAGCATGATTTTGACGAAGACGGTGAAAGCATCCACACCAGTCTTGACGCTGTTTATTACGACTGCACTGATGTAACAGGCATCTTATCCAAAGAACAACTGACAGCTTTGGAGATGGAAGCGGAAGCCGCCATGTCTGACTACAGCTTTGAGCAGAGGAACGTATGACAAGAGAACAATTGCGCGAAGAGTTCATGCAAGACTCTCAAGCCTACTGCTGCTACTGTGGCAATGCTCAAACCAGTTTCGGCTGCTGTGGTGAAAACCACTTTGAAACATTTGCCGAGATGGACGATAAAAGGCAACAAGAATTTTTGGATGCGGAGATGCCATGAAGACCCACATCTACACCTACATCGCCATCGTCATCTGGGCTGTGGCTGCTGTGCTGGTGATGCTGTACGCACCGAGGACGAACAACCCAACCGACTGCCAAGAGTTGGCACAACCAGAGCAAGCCAAGTGCAAAGCAAGGAGAAGGCTATGAAATCAACGATAGACATGGCCCGTGAGGCTGGGTGGAAAGACCTGCGTGACTATGACTCAGAAATGCGAAATGACTTTTTTATGGGCAATACAGACTCCCTCAAAGCCTTTGAAGCCCTTGTTCGTGCTGATGAGCGTGAGGCGTGTGCAAAGGTGTGTGATGACATGGGGCCGTGTGGCTTTGCTGGTGAGAGTTGCGCCGAAGCCATCCGAGCAAGGGGGAACACATGAGAGACACGATAGACATGGCCCGTGAAGCATGGATAAGCGAAGCCGAAGCTGAAATGTTGCGGGATTTTGAGGAATGCTACTTGTCTTGTACTTATTTGGATGACCTCAAAGCCTTTGAAGCCCTTGTTCGTGCTGATGAGTGTGAGGCCGCGCAAGCAGAACATGAAGCCGACAAGGTCATCATTGAGTACCACGAAGCAACGATCAAGCGGCTGGAGGCAGCGATACTGGCAGAGCGTGAGGCGTGTGCAAAAGAGGCGGAGTCATGGGATTGCTATTTAGCTGCCGCTGCCATCCGAGCAAGGGGCCATGCATGAGAAAGAAAAGCAAGTACAAACCCAAGGGAGTCCGTCTGGACGCTGTTAATTGGGTGCTGGCAGGGATGAAGCCGGTATCAAGCGTTGGTGACGCTATTGTTGTCCTGAAGGCCAAGAATCATTCAGCACTGACAGAGGTTGTCCAAGGCCGTGGAAACAGGGATCAGATAGATGTCCTGATTGCCGCACTGAATATGTGTGAGGCATACGCCGTTCACGGAAAAGGAAAAGATTGGTTGCCAGAGATTAACGAAGCACAAGATGCGCTGTATCACATGGCTCAGAGAGGCGTGAACACGGAGAAGTTCTTATTCCGTGGCCCAGAGATGCAAGCCGTGAACTTGGCTATGGAGGTACATGACCGCCAACTTGAAGAGTCAACGGTATCCATGCTGGAGAAGATGACCGACTTTGTGACAAAGCAGATCATCCTCAAGAGGGCAAGACCGATTGTTAAACAAGAACGTCAAAGTAAGCCAGAGCAAATGCTGCCAGCGTAATACCAAGACCGATTGCCAATGTGATGTCTGCGATTGTTTCTTTGTTCATGGTAATTCCTTAAGTTGGGCCAAAACCCTGTTGGTTTAAATTGCTTTTGCGATCCATACTGTGGTCTGTCCATTGGCCCAGAACTGGTCTTTGTGTTCTTCCCACTTGGCCCCAACATCATCCTTTGGTGGCTTGTGACCTGCTGCCACATAGATGTCGCCAATGGCATAGATTGGTCTGGTTGTTCTAGTTGGTTGGTAACGGTAATCGCCAAGGTCGGCAATATCAAGTCCAAGAGTTGCTGCAATGATGTGTTTCATATTGATTCCTTTGATGGGGCCGAAGCCCCGTTAAATTTAAGCTGCAATTTCAACAATTTTCCAGTCTGCTTTGTGGCGAATTGCGTACATTTTTGCAAAAGCACCTTGAGCAGCGCCGCGCGTTTTGTATGCTTTGTAAAAGTTGCCGTTGATGTAAAGATGAAACATTGTGTCGCTCCGTTGTGTTGTTGATGGCTCAATTATCTACTTGTCCACAAAAAATTCTATTAGGACAAACCCTAATACACAACTCGCCAAAAGTGTGCTAGTGTTGTAAAATTCGGGTAACTGGAGAACACTATGGCTGGATTGCTTGGTACAGAACTGGAAATCTCAATCGAGATTGAGGAAGCTGAAGAGTCTAAATTTGACGAGGCTGAGAACGCCAAGACCGTCAAATACATGGAAGAAGCGCAAATGTATGGGCCTAAAGACCCAAGCAAGCCTTCTAGCGACTTCTGGCGTGACCTTGCCAATTACTGGCGCATTGCTCCAGATCAAGCCAAGCGCAAGCTGTGCAGCAACTGCGAATACGGCGATGACAGCCCAAAAACCAAAGAGATGTATGGTGACGAGGCTGTTTACTGCAAGAAATTTGAATTTGCTTGCAACGAGAACAAAACTTGCAAACGATGGGGAGCCGATCATGGGAACGACTAATCAGCAACCAATGACCTCCAAAGAGGCCAAGAAACTGGCTGAACAAGCCCGTAAGCAAGCCGAGTCCAAGGGCTGGCAATCAATGGCTTACAAGTTTTCTGCTCCGAAAGGCAAGAAATGAAGATGGACAAAAAAGGCGAAGCCAAGATTGGCAAAGTCATGGGCGAATACAAGGACAAGGAATTGCACTCTGGAAATGGTGGCAAGGTTGTCAAAAGCCGTGACCAAGCTATTGCAATTGCTATGAGCGAAGCCGCTAAAGCAATGGGCCGCTACAAGGGGAAATAAGATGGCTGGATTACTCGGTGAAATCTTCAGTGCTGGCAATGTTGCAAAGCGTAAGCTGACCGATTTGCTTGGTAATCCACTGTTAAGCGCACAGCAGTTTGTTGGCAACATCAACGACAGGGCGCGTAACCTCAATGAAATGACATCTGCCGCAGCGCGTGAGGGCATGGACTACGGGCCAGCAACGCAGCGTTTGGCTGGTTTGATGGCTGAAGGCTACAACCCTATGGGAATTACTGCGTATCACGCAGGGCCAAACCTGTTCAATAAATTTGATGTGACAAGAGCGCCAGCAACAGGCTCTGCATACACTCAAGGCGCTTATGCGGCTGCTGCAAGGCGTGAGGCTGAAGGAAAATATCTTCCTAGAGCGCCACAGTGGGAAGATAAATTGATGGGCTTGTACAAGCAAGCCGAGAAAAAACAAGATTACGACTCAATGGAAGTGCTTGAGTCGGCTTTGCTTTACAAGAACCCCAAGCAATTGCGCCAAGACTTTGTTGAAAGTGGCGAATACTCTCCAGAGTTTGCAAAGAAGGCCGAACAGACAATTAAAAAGATTGAGTCTGTTCCCCGTGACAGCTACCTTTACAAGCTAGACATTGCTGACGAGGCGCTGCCAAACTATCTTTTGTTTGATAAGCCTTTGAAGCAACAGCCAGAAGCCGTACAGTCTTTTGCCAAAGAACTCGGCATTTCTGGTGAAGATATGCTTGGTGGAGACATTGTTGGAAGGCTACGCGCATCAGGCGTTTCTGAGATGCAAATCCAAGAAACAATGCGTAAAAAAGGTATTCCGGGATTGATATATGATTCCCCAGATGTCGCAGGATCAGTCAACTATGTCACTTATGACCCAGATTTGATTAAGATTCTTGAGATTAACGATATGCCAGCATCGGGATTGCTAGGCAGATAACAACCCGCAGATGTGAGTCTGCACTAACCTTGACCAACCTACGGGAGTCAAACCAAGATGAATAAATTAGGGAACGAAAATTCTGGCTTTGAAGAGCGTAAAGGCCGAGGAAGGCCTCCCGGCTCTCTTAACAAGGCCACCAAGACGTTTAGAGAGACTGTCAGTAGGTTGCTAGAGGATAACGCTGAAAACGTCTCTAAGTGGCTTATAGAGGTTGCCGAGGGGAGTGTCGAGAAAGAACTGAAAGCAGACCCAAAGGGCGCTTTGACACTTCTGGCTCAGATGGCTGAATACGCCACTCCAAAGCTTGCAAGAACAGAAGTTACTGGCAAAGACGGTGGCGCTCTTGAATTTGCAGATTTGTCTGATGGTGAACTGGACAAGAAGATCAAAGCCGCAATGATTGCTTTGAATGTCTGACAAGATAGAACTGCTGAAACTTCTTGAGGAAAAGCAAAGAAGGATGCGGGAAAACCGTGTTCTTTATGTCTTCAAGACATTGTATGACTGGCAAAAAGAGTTCATTGGCGCAACTGATGCTTACTCTCAAGCCTGTCTGATTGCCGCCAACCGCATCGGCAAAACCTATCTTGGGACTTACATTGACGCTGTTCACGCCTTGGGCGACTATCCAGAAGACTGGAATGGTCACAAGTTTGAACACGCCCCATTGATTTGGTGTCTTGGCTACTCTGGCGAGAAAACAAGAGATTTGCTCCAGACCGAGATTGTTGGACGCAAGATTGGCGACAAGTTTGAGGGAGGGCTGATCCCTCCTGATCGCATTGTCAGCTACGAGTCAATGGTCGGAACTCCCGGCGCATTGCGCTCTGTCTATGTTAAGCACTCAAGCGGCATGAACTCCAAGATCCAGTTTTGGAGTTATTCGCAAGGGCAACACGCTTTGATGGGTGACGCTGTTGATTGGTTCCACATTGACGAAGAGCCAAGGGATAGAACGATCTTTCCTCAAGTCTTGGTGCGTACCGCAACAGGTGACAACAACAAGGGTGGACGAGGAATCCTGACATTCACGCCTGAAAACGGCAGAACTGAGCTTGTCATCCAGTTCATGGACTCTCCAAGTGCCGCCCAATTCTGTATGCAAAAAGGGTGGGACGATGCGCCTCACCTGAATCAAAAAGTCAAAGACGATCTTCTTGCGTCTTTCCCTCCGCACCAAAGAGAGATGCGAACCAAGGGAACGCCAATGCTTGGGCATGGGCGTATCTATGACTTTTCAGAGGAACTTATCACCTGTGAGCCATTTGATATTCCAAGTCATTTCTGGATTATTGGCGCTTGTGACTTTGGTTATGACCACCCGCAAGCACAGGTTCAGTTGGCTTGGGACAAAGACAATGACACGTTTTACCTTGCAAAGGCTTGGAAGGCTCGTGAGATGTCGCCATCACAGGCTTGGGGTGCTGTGAAGTCTTGGCAAGACAAAGTGCCTGTTGCTTGGCCCCAAGACGGATTACAGACTGAAAAAGGCTCTACCAAGCAAATGCGGGAATACTATTCAGAAGCTGGCTTTGATATGCTTCCAGAGCACGCGACTTGGCCTGATGGCGGTAACGGTGTTGAGGTTGGCCTGATGGAGCTGCGTGAGCTGATGGTCACAGGTCGATTCAAGGTGTTTGCTGGATTGAGAGACTGGTTTGAAGAATTCATCCAGTATCACAGGGAAGAAAACGGGAAGATCTACAAGGTCAAGGAAGACTTGATGGATGCAACTCGTTACGCTTACATGATGCGCCGCTTTGCAAAACAGAAATCAGACATCATTTCTGGCGGGTGGGGCAAATCTATCAACGTAACTCCAAAATGGGTGGTCTAAATGTTTATGATGCGACAAGGTGATATTTCTAATGCCAAGCGGGTTGACGAGCTTGAAAAGCGGGTGGAAATGCTTGAAAATGTGGTAAAGCAGTTACAATTGGCAGAACGCCCAAAGGTCGGGCGACCAGCAAAGGTCAAAGATGAGCCAGAACGAACTTAAAGCTGCGGTTCAAGCCGCGATTGATGACTCCATCGGATTCATTGAAAGCGAAACAGTTGAAATGCGTAAACAGGCTTTGCAAGCCTATTTGCGTCAGCCCTACGGAAACGAAGTAGAAGGCAAGTCTTCAATCGTTACTGGTGAAGTTGCAGAAGCTATTGATGGCGCTTTGCCAGCACTGATCCGCATCTTCACCGGCTCTGACCAGATCGTGGTGGCTGACCCTGTTGGCCCCGGTGATGAGGCTGCTGCCAAACAAGCGACAGACTACCTGAACTACATCTTCTTGAAGGATAACCCCGGCGTTATCATCATGCATGATTGGTTCTTTGATGCCCTGCTGCAAAAGAACGGCATTGTTAAAGCTGTTTGGGAAGACAAGGAAGATGTTACCAAAGAGACTTATGAAGGTCTGTCTGATGACGAGCTGGCAATGCTTCTGCAAGATGAAAGCATTGAGGTTGTAGAGCAGGACACTGTTACCAATCAAATCCTTGACCCAATGGGCAATCCTGTCTTTGATGAGATGGGTGTGGCTGCCACTTACGGCATCCATGATGTCACCATCAAGAAGGTGGCAAAGTCAGGCAAGGTCAAGATTTCCAACATCCCGCCTGAAGAGTTCCTGATGGCAAAGGCTGGTCGCACTGTGAAGGACTCTCCTTTCGTTGCACACCGCCGAATGATTACCCGCAGCGAACTGATCGCAATGGGCTTTGACGATAAGATCGTGAACAGCTTGCCAGTAGGGGATGCTTTGGCTTACACGCCTGAACGTGTGGCCCGATTCTCTCCCGGTGAACAGCCATACGACACAGAGCCAAGCGACTCTTCAATGCAAGAAGTTGAAGTCTTTGAATGCTACATTTACTACGATGCCGATGAAGATGGTATTGCTGAGTTGCATCAAGTCTTCTACGCTGGCAACGACATTCTGAGTGACGAAGAAACGGACTATGTGCCGTTTTACTCTGTTTGCCCTCTGCCAATCCCGCACAAGTTCTTTGGTAACTCGTTGGCTGACCGCACTGTTGACTTGCAACTGATTAAGACAACTGTTACCCGTCAGATGTTGGACAATATGTATTTGACCAACAACAGCCGAGTCACTGCTGTTGAAGGCCAAGTAAACCTTGACGATCTGCTGACATCTACCGCTGGTGGTGTTATCCGCACGAAGTCTCAAGGAGCTGTCCAGCAGTTGGTTGTGCAGAACATGGCGCAACAATCGTTCCCAATGCTGCAATACTTGGACTCTGTTCAGGCCAAGCGCACAGGCGTGACCGAGTTGTCCCAAGGTCTTGACCCCAACATCTTGCAGAACGTGACTGCCGCAGCCGTTGCATCCATGCAGCAAGCTGGCTCTGGCAAGATTGAGCTGATCGCCCGTATCTTTGCCGAATCAGGCGTGAAAGAGCTGTTTGAAGGCATCATGCACTTGGTCAGCAAGTACCAGCAAAAAGAGCGCATCATTCGCTTGCGCGGTACTTATGTCACTGTCGATCCCCGCACATGGGCCAACAAGTTTGACATCTCAATCAACGTGGGCTTGGGCAACGGCAACCGTGACCAGCAGATGGCTATGCTCCAGATGGTCATGGCAAAGCAAGAGCAGATGATTGGTCAATATGGCCCCGCCAACCCGTTTGTGAGCTTTGGTCAGTACCGTGGCACTCTTGGCCGTATGGTCGAGGCTGCTGGCTTCAAAGACTCCGCTGAGTTCTTCAAGCCAATCAGCCCTGAGCAAGACCAGCAGTTCTCTAATCCACCTCCTCAGCAAGAGCCGCCAATGTCGCCAGAAGTTCAGGCTTACATGGCAAAGACTCAGGCCGAGATTCAAGCGCAACAGGCTAAGTTTCAAGCCGATATGCAAATGCAGCAAGCCAAGATGCAAGCTGATATGCAGTTTGAGCGAGAGAAGGCCGCCCTTGAGTTGCAGCTTCAGCGTGAGAAGGCCGCTGCTGAACTTGAGATCATGCGCGAGAAAGAAGCGTCCAAGCTGCAACTTGAGCGTGAGAAAATGAATATGCACTTCTTGATGAAGCAGCAAGAGTTTGAAGCAGAGGCGCAACTGAAGGCCATGAAGGTCGGCGCTGGCATCACATCAAACGTGGAAATTCCGGGGTGATTTATGAACTATCAAGAACTCACAAACATCCTTGGTCAAAATCAAAATGCCTTTTCTGGTGTTGTTCCAGCAAATGTGAGAGCCCCGTCTATTGACCAGATCATCTCTGGCATCTCCAGTCAGTACCAGCCAATTAATCTTGGGTCTTTCC